GCGTCAGATGTGTATAAGAGACAGGTATATGGAGATATTAGAACGCTTGAAAACCCGCCATTTGTTAACATTATCAGCGGTGGATTCCCTTGCCAAGACATCAGCGTTGCTGGAAAAGGCGCAGGAATTAAGGGCAGCAGGTCTGGACTATGGGGACACATGCACCGAATTATCGGAGATGTCAGACCCGATTATGTCATTATCGAAAATAGCCCTCAACTTAGAAAACGAGGACTTGAGTACGTCTTACATGGACTTTCCGAAATCGGGTATGATGCACAATGGCAATGTCTACAAGGTAGCTTCGTTGGAATGCAACAACGTAGGGAACGAATATATATTATTGCCTACACCAAGAGTAAGTTCGGCGAATGGGAGTGCCCTAAATCGGTTTTTCGGCAGTCCTACCTACCGTGGGAATTTGGAGGAGTATATCCGGGATGGCGAGACAGACGGTCTCTACCCGAACCCCGAACTTTTAGAAGCACTAATGGGATTCCCAATCTCATGGACCGAGTCAAATGCGTAGGTAACGCCGTGCAGCCGCTCATGGCGCAATATCTGTTTGAGTGTATAAAGTGCTTTGACCAATGAGAAAGTTAATAGCAGTTATCGCAGTCCTACTCACATTGGTAGGCTGCGCTGTAGTACAGAACGCAGCAGACAGCATACAACGTAATTTCAAGCTACAGCAATTGGAGTACGGGCTATCACTGAAAGATAGTTCAATACTTAAATGGTGTTAACGAAATAACCAACGTAACGGGAAAAGCGTTATATTTGTATCAACGATTTAAAAACAAAAGATTATGGAAAAGTATTCAAAAGCAGTTAGCGAGATGTACTCACAGTTTAAAAAGAAAGAAGCCCACCCTATGGAGAAGTATATAGGCAAACACGTGGTCTACTTGGGGTGTGAAGAGGAGGTAGTAGGTTACACCACGTGGCCTGACGGCTCGTACGGTCTGGTTATAGCTTCCTCACAAAAGGAAGGTTGGACAATGTTAGGGCCGTACGACGTCATATTCAAAAAGTGCGAAAGATATTGGTATGCCAGTATTAGTGACTTAATAGATTAGGAGTTATGATTAGAAACAAAGATTTCGCAATGCTGGGACGCTGGCAGAGCCGGGCGAGCTGGTAGCGCCGGAAGCCCCGAAGCATAAGACGATAGGCGAGCTTATCAAGGAGCACGAAGGCGTATCGGGTATTCAATTCTCGACGGACGAGCACGGCAATGTGCATGCTGCCTATATTAGGGGCAAGCACGGAGGCATGAAGCTTGTAAGCATGGGGGGACGGTTTAGAAAATGTATCATCAAAAATTTAAAAGATATGGAAGCATTAATGTGTTTATTTGGAATAGCAATTGGAGCTGGTTTGGTAACTGGTTTGTGGCTCGTAGCTAAATTCGCAGCCCGTAATATAGATGGGGATTACGACGAGTAATGGAGTGTTTAACGAAAACAAGAATAAGAAAATGACTAAAGAACCAAAGCTTCCCCATAAGCTTAAATGGGGCGATAGGACAGCCGCAAAGGTTGACGAAGTGGAATACCTTATCGGTATCAGAGTGGCGGGCTACACCGAAATTAAAGACGTGATTATAGTAGAGGTACACGAAAGTGTGGCAGACGAGGTGGGCGCGTGGAACCTACCCGAAGACTTAAAGGGCGTAGGGGGAGACGTGTTTATGGAGAAGCCTCGAGTGGGGGCGTATTACAAGTATATAAGACTTAAGGACATTGTACATGAAGAAAGTTAGTTTTATGGATATAGCGGTATGCCTCAATTGTCATGTGTTCATCATATGGGAGTTCATACGAAGGTACGGTTATACCGCTGGGGTAACAAAGGATAAGTACGGGCGCGGTTATGTGGAAGCCGCGCTTTGTAACGGGTGGGTCGATAAGCTGGCAAAGTATGTAGCTGCCCAGGACTTCACCTATAAGCAACCAATCAATAAAAGGCAGTACCTTATCAGAGACGAGGCACGTCTCGCAGAGGAGAAAAGAAACGAGCAGGACATATCAAGAACCTACGGAATTGGCCCGGACGGAAGGATAAAAAGGGTATCAACGTTCAAGAACGGGACGTCTCAAACGTGGTATTGGCACCGGGATTCGCTCGGGTGGAAATTGACATAATGATAGTGTCCTCGAAGGACGTGTCAAACCAAATGTCAGCACCCCCGAAGGACGTGTCAAGTCAAGTGATAGCGATTAGCCCAAATCTGATTACAAAATGTCAGATTTGGGCTTTTGTTTATATTTAGAAAAAAGAGGCTCTAAAATTAACATATTTTATGCACAGCTGCACAGTAAAAAATCCCTACTGTGCAGGTCTCTGTGCAGTCTAACTCCTTATATTATAATATATTATATGTAAATGCACAGATGCACAGTAAAAAGAGGGTAAAACATTATTTTGGAGAAAAGTGCATTTTGGAGGGTATAAAATATACTATTCTCTGAATATAAGTTTAGAAAAAAAAGTGCGTGTCTGTGCAGGTGCTTGTAACGTTCAGTGAGACAGGTAGTTACTGTGCACACATAAGAAATAGTGTAAATATAATTCATTTGTAAACTTTATTTGTAGGAAAAGGCCTAACTGACCGTAGGTTGGTCTGGCGCGATTTGTTGCATACCTTTGTGACATGAACGAAAGCAGCTAATACGAACTGCGAGGTATTGTCCGTGAAGTCCGAGCCGTCCCAATACTGGGGTAGTCCGAATACTACTTGCGCATCTCTTTAAGAGACCGCGAGCGCACACGCGCGATACCTTAATATCAACTAACAAACAGACTATGGCAGGAAGAGCAAAGAAGGAAGCCGCCCCAGATACCAAAGCGGCAATTACCAAGGGACAAGCGACGGGCAAAGCCCCCGCCCCCAAAGACGATTTGAAGAATTGCAAAGAACTTTATGAAGTCGTGCAGACGCGCGGCTGTAAAGGCGCTACGTTGACGACCGTCGAGGAGTGCGTGAATTACGTAGCCGAGTACATGAACTTTTGCGCGCGAAACCCGTTCATCACGTATGAAGTCCTAAAGGGCGGAAACGCAGCAGGGCAAAAAGTACCTATAGAAAAGAAGCGCGCGCCATCGCTTGGCGGCTTCTGCCTTTTCATCGGGTGGACTTTGCAAGCGTTCAAGAAGAACGGCGCACGACTTGAAAAGCTGGCGGACGACGGGAACGAAGACGCAGCCAACCTATTGACTGGGTACGCCCTTATAGCCGAACTCATCGCAACCGATATGGACGAAAGCGCGCTTGCCGGTGCGGTTGATGCTAACTACATGGCGAAGCTTAGAGGACTACGCGACCTTAAGGACGTTACAAGCAACGGCAAGGAAGCAGGCACGAAGGCTATGCAGGTTAACGTGCTTTCCGAGGATGCGGTGAAGAACCTACAGAAGTTAGGAGGCATTTAGAGCATGAACGTTACATTTACTTTTGAAAAGATACTGGCGGCTTTCGTAGACCCGAAGATACGCGGTGTGGCTTCTAAAGGCGGTACGCGTAGCGGTAAGACATGGGCAACCCTACAGATGCTGCATATCCTGGCTCTGAACAACCCACAACCGCTCGTTATCTCGTGTGTGGCGGCTACGTTCCCTATGGTTAAACGCGGTATGCTCCGTGACTTTAAAGCCATGGTAGCTGCCGAGGGGTATTGGGATGAGAGCCGTTTCAACAAGACAGAAAGCACCTACGAATACCCGAACGGCACGATAATAGAGTTCTTCTCGTGCGATAACGCCGGGAAGGTGCACGGCCCCGCACGTGATATACTTTTCGTCAACGAGGCGCAAAGCATACCGCGTGAAATCTTTAGGCAACTTGATATCCGTACCCGTAAAAAGGTTATCATCGACTATAACCCAGTACGGAAGTTTTGGGGAGAGACCGAGTTCGTAGGCGACCGATACACCACGATACATTCGACGTACAAGGATAACCCGTACTTGACCCCCGAGCAGGTAGCAGCCATCGAGAAGAACAAGGGTGATGCCAACTGGTGGCACGTGTATGGTGAGGGCTTGACGGGCGGCGTAGAGGGTAACGTTTACCCCGAGTACGAAGTAATAGACGATATGCCGGAAACCTACACGGGTAGGTGCCTGGGGCTTGACTTCGGTTTCGTGAACGACCCTACGGCGATAGTCGACATACGCATGGAGGGCTGGGACTTGTTCGTAGACCTACTTTGCTATGAGCAGGGCCTACTGAACAGCCATATAGCGGACTACTTGAACGCGAACGCACTGAACCGCGTGGTAACGGTGTGCGATAGTGCAGAGCAAAAGAGTATTGTGGAGCTGCAACAGAAGCGTATCAAAGCGATACCGTGTGTCAAGGGGCGCGGCTCGGTGGCTGCCGGCATCGCCCAGGTGAAGCAGTTCAAGTTGCACGTAACGAAGCGTTCCGTTAAGCTGCTTGACGAATTGGATAACTACAAATGGATTAAGGACGAAGTATCGGACACATACACCAACGAAGCCATAGACGCGTGGAACCACGCACTCGACGCGCTCCGTTACGGTGTGGACTTCTTGATACGTAAATACAGACCCAAATAATGAGAAAATTTATTTTGAAATGGATATATCGCATAACAGCGATTAACAACCGAAAGGTTTTATTACGAGTTGCTAACCTACCGGCAAACGGCACGGTACGCATAACCAAGGACGAAGAAAAGTTGCTTAAGGATATGATTAAGTACTGTCGGCCCTCACAAGTCGCTACGCGCAACGGGAAGGCCGTGTACAGACTTCGGGACATTGAGGGTATAACACTATGGTCTATGCTTGAAACGCGCCGTGCAGAGGACGCAAACGGGCGTATCAAGGCGTGGACTGATGACAACTATGAAGCGGAAACGATTCTCGACGCTGCGAAGCTCGATAAGTTCATAGTGTCACAGATGGAAATCGCGGACGGTCTCGAACAAATCGTGTTCCAGAACATGAAGCAGACGGGCGAAAGCGCGTTGACGGGTGACGAGACGATTAAACAAGCAAAGAACCTACTCGGGCTTGTGCAGATTACGGCCGAGCTTTTCCACTGTAGTTTTGAAGATGCGAAGCAAATCAACTACTCAGACGCTATGCTGGCTATAGCCAAACGTAACGACGAGATAGAGAAGGAGAAGCGCGAAATGAAGAAACAACAAATGAAAAATAGGTAGTTATGACTTTTGAAACAATAATTAACACAGCGAACGCCCGAGCTACAGCCTTGGGCAAAACGCTGATATTCGGAGATACCGCAGTACAGAACGTAGCGGCAAACGAATTGAGTGACGACTTTTTTACGCTTGACGTAACGACTGGAAGCTATACGGACACAAACGTACCGGGGTCAAGCGCATACACGGTAGTCATCCGCTGCATGGGTACATCAGCTTATATGCGAGACGATGCCGTAGAGATAGCAACACTGATACGTACGGACTTGCTTTTACACGAGATGCTAAAGAGCTTCATATGCGGCTACGAGATTGGCTCGCTGCGTATCGCTAAAGTACAGAACCAGTACGATACAATTAAGTCGGGCTGGGAGGCAACGTTCGACGTGTACAAGTATGGGGCGTGAACTTAATACCGTTTGCTCTCTGATGGTTTACTTCGTACTTTTGTGCACTGTTTAAAAACAAAAGAACATGAAAATAATCAGAAACAACTTTATCCCGGTTAAGGGCTTCAAGGCTATTAACCTATTCGGCATTCTCTTCGTACGTGGTAATGCGGTAATCAGCGAAAAGACGTTAAGACACGAGCACATTCACACGATGCAAATGCGCGAAATGCTGTACGTGCCGTTTTACTTGTGGTACGGTATTGAATACGTTATTCGCTTCTTTAGCTGGAGCTTCGAGAAGAAACCATGTGACCCGAACGACAAGCCATATGACCGCATGAGTTTTGAGAAGGAAGCCTACGACAACGAGCACAACGTAGACTACCCGAAGACAAGGAAACATTTTAGCTGGTTTAAGTATATTTAACTATGAACAAAGAAGTTACCCAATTAGTTAGGCAGATACGCGACGAGATAGTAGCTAACTACTATCGTATGAAGCTTAACGCTTCGGGTCGCTTCGATAGAGAAACAGAAGTGGTAGAGTATGCAGGCGGCGTTAAGATAGAAAGCCCGGCGTATATCTATCAGATGGAAGACGGACGGGCGGCTGGCAGCTTTCCGCCCGTTTCTGCCATTAAGCAGTGGATTAAAGACAAGAACGCGAACGCCGGTACGGACATACCCGAAGAAGCGGCATACGCGATAGCATACGTTATCAAGCGCGACGGTATTAAAGTACCGAACGAACATAACGAAGGAGGCGTAGCAAGCTCTATACTAACCCCCGAGATGGTGCAACGTATCACAGTAGATGTGTCCCGGATAGTACGGGCGGAGATATTAGCCATTTTAACTAAAAAGCAATGATTATACGAAATCTATTAACTAATGAAACTACCGCAGAAGCTGGCTATACGGTAATCGGCAGCATAGGCGCGGGTATTTACCGCCCTATACGCTTGGAGCAGGTTGGCGCGGTTACCAGTATAACCCTTATCTTTTCACGTAATGGGGCTACCAAGGCAACCGCCGTAGTTACCCCATACGAGGGTGCTATATTGGATATGTCAATGATGGCAGCAGCCACACCGAGTATAACGGAGAGCATCAACGCAGGGCTGGGCTTTACTGACTTCGTAGACATGGTGCAAATGCAATACGTGGAGGGTACACCGAAATCTATCTTTATGCGCGTTATACACGCTCCGGCAGCATACGCGCGTAACGCTTGGGACGCGAGCACTATTAATCTATCCGACTACGGTAACGGGCTGTTTAACCAAGTGGATTTTAGTTGTGCTTCGTTTCTCAACAGTCCGTTAACGGGTACACCGTTTAACTTTGCATTGCGATACGGGCAATATACGGCAAACTCGGACGGTAGACTAAAGTACAGAGACAACGGTACCGGTACGTCACGGCTGTGGACAAATGCCACACATAGTAGCCACGCGTTCCTATCTATGCGCGAGTTCAGAACCCACAACGACGCCGACATATGGGGCTACGCACGTTTTGAGCGTAAATACCCGTATTGCTCCGACCCCAACAAACGCGTAACGCTTCGATGGCTTAACAGCAAAGGGGCTTATGATACGATGTATTTCGACCAATACCGTATTGTACCTACCTACTTGGTTAACTTCTCGGGTGGCAACCGTGTCTTGTCCTACGACGTTACGGTAAACGTAGTAGTAACGGATGATAACCAAAACGCGCTGTATTGGCTTTCACGTTCGGGCGAGGTTGCTGGGGTATTCCCTTTAGCTACTAACCAGTGGGCACGCGTTACGATACAGAACCCAAACGCTCTGAACATACAAGGCGGTGCGACGGGACGGGTAGCCGCATTTAAATGCAAATTTGAAATTATAGAACCCTAACAATATGGACTTAACGATACGAATTAATGGGGAGGCGATAGACGGTGTTTCCGCTAACTCGGTAAAACTGACTATCAACAACCCCGACCCCCTAAAATTCACGGAGCAAACGGTTAGTTACTCCGGGACCATCAGCGTACCCAGGTCAGAAGTAAACGACCGGGTTTTCCGTTCCGAGCGTTTCCCGGGGAAGTTCATAAGGACATCTCCGTACCGTGCAGAGTTGTATTTCGGGGGTTTCAATATCCCGTTCGGCAGCGGTTTGTTCCGTGTACGTGTAACGGCAGATGAGGACGGATATAGCCTTGAACTGATAGAAAACATATCGAAGCTTTCGACACTGCGTGCCCCAGTGGTTGCCATACCTAAATTGGAAACACCAGCATATCAGTTTTCGACATACATAGATAGTCTTAATTACGCATACCTCAACAACGTTACCATACCCACGATATATGCGGCGAACGGGTCAACGCCCTTGCTTATGTCATACATAGCAGACCGGGTAACTAAAACGGCAGGGGAGTACAAGGACGCGGAAAGCCAATTGGTTTTTAAAGGCGCGCACGACGGATTGGACGGCTCGGTATATGCTGCTAACTACATGATAGCGGAAAGCAACGAGGTTGCCACGTGTTTTACATACATGGTTGGCTCGGAATTTGATTTAAGGTTCACCGACAATTCGTTTATAGTCCTTCCACCCTCCGCGCCTTCTACCGTTTATCTTAGAAGCAACGGCGGTACATTCGCTTTGGCGTTTGCACGCGGTGCGGTAAGACCCGATGGCAACTACAAGTACAGCCCGGCAAGCCCGGGTTCTACGTCTTGTTTGGTTACGCCAAGACCGACACACGATTTGAACTTTGGTTTCACTACCTCCGCCTCGTCTACGGTATATTCGATAACGCCGATTACTACGGTGCCGAATACGGAAGCGTATTACATATCGTTCAAGATTAATTCGGTCACAGCCCCGACATACGCATGGGACTTAGTAGAGACAATGGGAATAGATACGCCTTTCGAGATTGTGCAGGCATTCTGCAAAGCGTTCTGTTGGACGTACGAATTTAAATCCAAACCGTTTGCGTTGACACTGAAACCGTTTATCAACCCGTCTACTAGTTCTACGTACCGGGTTGATTGGACGGGAAAAATTGACAAATCAAGTATAAAGGTTGCAGAAGCCGCGGGTGCTGCGAGAACATATGCGGTGCAGGTAGGCTCAATCAAACAGACGGTAGGCGGTTACGGCGGCGCTATATCTACGCAGGAGACAGTAGGCGAGAGCGCGTTCCCAGTAAACCCTGGTGCACAAAGACCATATGCCTCAATGATTAGGCTGGCAGGCTCGTACGTACCAGATAACTATTTCAACCGTGCCAGTGGTTACCGTGCTACGATAGCAGGGCATTATGACCGTTTTTCCCCTGGGTGGCAGGTGACGGCTAAAATGAACCTATCATATTTTGATATACAGAAAATGAAGTCCGACGCGCTTTATTTCGTAGGTGAGCTTAACCACTGGTTTTATCTCAGAACGCTAAGCAATTGGGACCCGTCAACGGGAAATGCGAACGTTACGTTAATCGCAGTTAAAAATTAATAATTTGGATTATGGCAACAGAAAAAGTTACTCTACTCGACCTCTCATTTGATACGTCTTCCGCCCTCGACGGGCTGGACGCTCTTATAGCAAAGTCCGTCGAACTGGCAGAAACAAAGAGCCAGCTAATGGCAGCGCTCAAAGACGAGAAGAAGCAGCTGGACGAGGCAGGAAAGGCATACAAGGCTGGGACAATCGGACAGGACGAGTATAAAAAGGCGGTAGGCGATGCGGCAAAGGCTCAGATAGATTTGAAAAAGCAGTTGTTGGACGTTAACGCCTCTATCTCTGATAACAACCGCGAGATAAAGACGAACACGACGCTCCTTAACAGCCAGGAGGACAGTGTAGACGCACTCCGTGCCCAGTTGGCAAAGAATACCAAGGAGCTAAACGCGATGAGCGCGGCAACGCGCAACAACTCCGAGGAGGGGCAGAAGCTTGTAACCGAGACGAAGGAGATAAGTGACAGGCTTAAGGACATGGAAAAAGCGGTAGGCGATAACCGTAGGAACGTAGGTAACTATGCAGAAAGCATACAGGAAGCCATGAGCAGCACGCAGGGGCTCTCCGGGGCTACGGCGGCTATGGCTACGTCTCTTTCTGGCGGCGTGAACATCCTAAAGGTGTTTAATGCTACGTTGAAAGCTAACCCGATACTTGCCGTCGTGTCGGTTATACTGGTTCTCATATCTACGGTTGAAAAGCTGATGAAACGCAATAGCGAGATGGCAGCAAACCTAAAGGCGGCATTCGCTCCGTTTGAGGTTATTTTCTCGCGTATTCTGGACGGCGTAACCGAGCTTCTCGGGGGTGTGGCAAAGGCTTTCGAGTGGATAACGGAGAAGGCCGTTAACTTACTTTCGTCTATCGGTCTCATTACCGAGGAGACCACTAAGGCAGCGAACGCAGCCAAAGCGCTCACCAAGCAAGAACTTGCAATATACGAGGCGGAAACAAACAACCTTGTAACGTTGTCGGCGATGCGCAGGGAACTCGAGGCACAACGTACCATTGTAGGAGACCAACTAAAGACCGCGGAGGAGCGAAACGCAGCAGCGCAAAAGGCTATCGCGATTTCCAAGCAGATGGAAAAAGCCGAGATAGACGTACTACAGCAGAAGTACAACCAAATCAAGGCGCAAAACGAATTGAGTTACACCAGTAAGGAAGACAGACGCGCAGAGATGCAAGCACTCGCAGACCTACAGGCACGCCAAGCCGATTATATCGCGCAGCGTAAAGAGCTGGAAAACCAAGCGAGCGGCATTGTAAAGGCGCAGATAGCAGCTAATGAGGCAGCCTACAAGGCAGCTGAGGCAGCAAAGGCGCAAGCCGCGATAAAGGCAGCGCAGGACGCGGAGAACCAAAAACGTGCATTACAGGCCGAGACAATAAAGCAGATGGAAACAGCGTTAACGGCTCTTAACATTTCGATGCAAGCTAAAGAATTGGAAAACAATACCATAGGAGCGAAGTTAGAAAACGAAAAGGCATACGTCGAGGAAAGTCTAAAGCTTGAAAAGTACAGGTTAGAACAGGGTCTCATTACGCAGCAAGAATACGCCAACAAGGAAGCCGAATTTAATTTGGGCATACAGCAGTTGGAGATGCAACGTAAAGAGGAACAAGACGCTTTAATGAGGGAGCGCGAAGCGATGGACGCGGCGAACTTGCACGAACTTAAGATGGCAGAAATAACAAACGAGTACGACCTAAGGCAAGCGCAACTTGACGCGCAATATGCGCAGGAGATTGCAGCTGCCGAGAAGATAGGCGCGGACACCGCGTTGATACAGTCCAAATATGAGAAGGCGAAAGAGGAGAACACCAGAGCGCGCGTTAACGCAGAACTGACGATGACCGCAGGACTGGCAGGGCAAATGTCAACACTGTTAGGGGAACAAAGTGCTATAGGTAAGGCATTTGGCGTTGTTCAAGCTACAATAAATACCTACTTAGGCGCAACAAAAGCTCTTGCCACGGGTGGTATATTAGGTATTGCGCAAGCCGCAATTGTTATTGCATTCGGTATGAAACAAGTCGCTACGATTGCAAAACAGAAAGACCCCGATACGAAAATTAACACGTCAGTCAAGAAATATGCAAAGGGGGGTATGATATACGGGCGTTCCCATGCACAAGGCGGTGTAACGTTCCGGGGCGATAACGGGCAGGTGTTCGAGGCAGAAGGCGGTGAAAACGTCTATATTATGAAGAAGACAGCGAGCGCCGAGATTAACGCACTATCCGCGCTCAACGAGGCACACGGCGGCAATTCGTTCGGTACGTCGGGGCTTTACAAGTTCGCTGATGGTGGTATGGTTTCCGGGCTTTACGAGGCAAACCGGGTAGTGAAGCAGGCGGAGAGCATGAAGTTATCAAGCGAAAGCATTAACCAGCTCGCGGGGGTAGTCATCGATGCCGTTATGAGCATGCCTAACCCGGTTGTATCAGTGCAGGATATCAACAGCGGACAAAACGACGTTTCGGTAGTTCAAGGACTGGCAACGTATTAATTCATTAACTCGTGCAGAGATGGCAGTTTATTATATACTGCCTATCTTTGCACGTGTTACAACAGAAACAATTTTTATGAAATTTAAAAAGCTTAGAATTATTCAAGCCGGGTTGACGGCCAACTTTGGGATGTACGAGGGTGGGGAGTACCCCCTTTCAATTACGGAGAACGCAGTTCAAAGCGTTGTAACGCTCGGCAACCTTAAGCCTATCCATTGCAGACGCACCCACAACGGAGCGGATATGCTCGACGGGTATTTGGGGAAGTTTGTTAATTTTGTCTACGAGGACGGTGTAGCATATGCCGATTTGGAATTATCCGAAGCCTTACAAGCTGCCTACCCATCCGAGGCAAAATTCATTTCCGAGATGATTAAAAATGAACCCGATATGCTGGGCGTTTCGGTGGTGGGTATCAGCAATCAGACATTAAACGGTGATGTGCTGGACGTTACCGAATTTTTTGAGTTATACTCATGCGATTTGGTAGGTCTTCCAGCAGCCACCACAAGCTTATTTAATAAACAAAACGAAAAGAAGATGAACAAATTTTTTAGTTCTTTCGCTTCTCTATTCAAGAAGTCGAGTTTTGCAACCGAGACGGTTGAGACCGTAGACGGTGCAAGTATCACTATTGAAGCGGCAGGCGAAACAATGGCTATCGGCGACAAAGTGTTTGATAGCGAGGGCAACGTTCACCCGGATGGCAAAGTAGAAGTTGCAGTAGAGGACGGTGTATTGGTTATCACCATTGCAAACGGTGTTATTGAAAATGTAGAAGCTAAGGTAGAAGCGGAAGTAGAGGACAGCGAAGTAGAAATCGAAACCCCAGTTACCGCAGATGTACCCGAAGAGTTTGCAAACCGTATAGCAGCTTTGGAAGCGTCGGTTACTGCACTTACCGCATCGCTGGAAGCTATGACAGCACAGTTTAGCAGAGCAACCGCGAAACCCAGTGCGCCATCAGTTAACATGCCGAGTAAGAAAGAAACAAAATTGTCTAAAGAGGCTGTAGCAGAAGCAGCTAAAAGATTTTACAACAAATAACTAAAAACAAAAAGATTATGGCTTTTACATTTACAGACCTTAACAAATTAAACCTCAACTCACTTAACGAGGTTATCTCTTTGACCGTCGGACTGGCTGGTGAAATCTCACAAGGCATCACAGTAATGAACGGTATCCCTAACGGTACGCCCGTTGTTTCCCTTACAGCAGCCGACAAGGCACTGCGTAAATCAGTAGGATGTAACGGTGATTACTTCTATAACGGCGTCACCGACAAGGTTAAGTATTACCAGCACGCACCTATCGAATTGCCTATTGAAGTCTGTTTGCAGAGCTTGTGGGGAAAGATGGTTGCAAAGGGTATCAACCTTGATGACAATTTCTCTGAAACCGAATTGGCTGGCTTCATTCAGTCCGAAGTATTGAAGGTATTGGAGGCTGACTTGCTTCGTTTGGCTTGGTTAGATGGTAACGTAGGGGAATCCGCAACTGGTTACGGTATCTTTACTAATGGTGGTATTATCAAGCAGTACAAGGACAGCGCAATGACCGAGAACGTCTTGACTCTCGAAACAAACGGTGTTCTCGCTGCATTGCGTGGTTGTATTGATGCACAGCGCCCCGATACACTGGATAACTCGGAATTCTTCGTTACGTCTAACGTTATGCGCTTGTATAAGAACTTGTTGCAGACACGTGATAACAGCGTAGCACAGTCCGATATCGTAGACGGTCGCCCGGTGTATTACTTCGAGGGTTACAAGATTAACGAGTTGAGACATGTTTCTAACGCCGCAACGGCTGATGGTTTGGACACCGCGTTTATCGCGTTCACTCCGAAAGACAACATTCAGATTGCACTGGAAAGCGCCGGTACGGTTATCGCTCCGTTCATTCAGGACGCCAAGAGCCGTAACTACTACTCACAGACTTTGTTCGCGGCAGATGCTATGCTGGTAGCGCCCGAGAAGATGCAGTTGTGGTTGACAGCAAGATCATAAATAAAATCATTTACTAATTAAGGGGGGTTGGGATATTAACCCAGCCCCTTTTCCATTTCAAATAATATGGGAAAAAGTTGTTTAAATAAACTTTCGGGTAACATCCTACAATCTTGCAGCTTTACGCAAGTGGGGCTTAAAGACTTATATCTGATGCACACAGAAGATGTTACTTTGACTTCTAACGGGATGGTGATTTCAAATATATCCTTTGCCAGTGGTGCGAAAAGCTACAAGGTGGAAGGATATAAACAAAACATACAGTACACCGCAACCCTTAAAACAACGGACGCTTCCGCGAGGTTGAACACGTCGGTGACTTTTAAGATGCCCGCCAATGGCCCTATAATGTCTACACTCGCAATGGGTAAATTTTATGTGATGGTACAATACGCGGATGAGTCCGCTGGGATTGTGGGTGTTCAATGTCCCTTAGAGTGTTCGGCAATGGAGTTCGACAGCAACGCGAATGCAGCACTTGTAACGGTTACATTGTCCGACCCGGAAGGTTCGGCAGGAAACGCACACATGGCGTGTTATAATGCGGTTCGTGGTTCAATAATCTCAAAATCAGTTTAATTATGGCGTGTATTTCAAAATTAGCAAGCGCAATTGCTTATGATTGCGACACGGGCGCAACGGGTTTAGTTAGCGCTATGATTATTAACAAAGCCGATATAGCCTCATTTAGCTTTGGTGGAGACCTCATCAGTCAAATTGTGCTAAACGCGGGCGCGACACCCTACAAAATAGACACTGTTAAGCGTTCGTTAGTGCTTTCGTCTTCTCTTAAGGTGAATGAGGGCGCGCCTAATGCGTACACCCATTCGGCTACCATAGTGGATACGTCAGACCGTGGATACGGAATGGAACTGCGGTCGAGGATTAACGCGTATGCTAACGCTAACTTTGTTATCGTTGCGTGGCCCGTCGGAAAATCGTTCGGCCAGATTTACGGGCTGTACTACGGAATGTCCCCCACGTCGGTAGATTTTAGTTCACATGATAATGGGGGCTGGACTACGGTTGTGGCATCTACTCCGGAAAATGTTATAGGAGAAGATGAGCTGTTCATGAGCCGTGATGCTTATAATACCTTGTACGCGACAGCAGTTTAACTAATTAAAAGAAAGGAAAAATAATATGGCATGTATTGGAAAATTAAAGGGTAATGTGGCAATGGAGTGCGGTGCTCCGCGCAGCGGGTTTAACCGCATACAAGGAGCAAAGCTACTCAATGCGAGTGATATTGAGAGCTTCACGGTGTCAAAAAATGATTTACGGGCGTCAATTACGCGAAAGGAAGGTGCGGTTGGCTACGACGTAACGACGGTTAACAACGCGATTACGTTGAATGTAGCCTTGAAGTCGCAGGATATTATGCCCGGCGCGTTTGATGTATCGGTAGGCTTTAAGTTGTTCGTTGTGGAGGACGGACTGATGGGTTTGATTTCCGAAGGTACACCGATGGGGGTGGTAGGAGAGACCGCCAGACTGGAACTTGTCGTGGCGGTTGACCACGGAGGCGGAAACTATCGTGTCTACGGTCTTGGTGCGCCTCTTGTTTGCCTGGAGTACAATATGGATTCAACGGGAGATGGCTTCGTATCTGTGGTGTATGGCGTTGAAGATTGGCAGGTAGGGACTACGGTTCACTGGATTTCAAAAGAAGATTACGACGCATTGAGCACACCAGCAACTTAATTAAAGAGAAAATGAGCGAAGAATTAACTAACATTACCGGGCAGGGCGAAAGCACTGACCCAGAAGTTACTCAACCAAAGGAAGTAACTTTGCGTGAGAAATTAGATGCGTATTATACAATGACGGGTCTAAAACTTGATACCAATTGCCACATGGATATGGAATTTTTATCTTCGTGGTACGAAACGAAGTATCGCACTAAAATCGTCTATAAGTGGGCGATGAAACCAGGTGCCCGTATCGTGCATTACGTGGATGGTGTGGTTTACAAGCCCGCAAACATGACGGACGAAATCGCGGAACGCCTTATGAATGAAAACCCAGCTTATGCGGAATGCTTCGTAGAAATCAATAAAGAGGAGGTTTAAAAATGATAGGTTACAGACGTTTCGCGCTTGTTGTCGAAAAGGCGCTTAAGTTGTCCGCTAATACGGGCGATAAGATTATTAACTACGGAGACGGCAACTTATATCCGCAGGAAATAGCCGAGCTAATATACGCTTCGAAGACAGCCACAGCCGCAGTTGAGAAGATGACCGAAAACATTATTTGTGAAGGTTTCAAAAACAAGGATTTCGCAGCGATAACAAACGGGAACGGCTGTAACATGGACGATGTTTTAGAGGCTACAGCAAACGACGTTGCACGTTTTAGGGGCTGGGCTTGGGTAGTCCAATATGGGTTGACACCCGAAGGCTACAAGCCCCGAAACGTGTACAACGTTCCGTTTGAATATGTCCGTGCCGAGATGAACGACAATTATTTGAAAGACCCCACCATAAAGAGATGGCGCGTTTTCAATAACTGGGATAGGCAGAACGTCAAAGCAACGAGCAGCGCACAGAACTCAACGGTATACCCGACATATGACCCGGAAAACTTCGCATCAGAGGTTGAGGAATGCGGAGGTATCGAGAACCATAAGGGGCAGCTTCTGTACGTGAACCTGGGTACAACCCGGCCGTACCCCCTTAGCACGTTTCATTCGGTACGTAACGAGATGGGTGCGGAGGACAAAAACGGTAAATACGTTAACCGTACTTTGGGTAGGGGCTTCCACATGTGTAGCATCGTGTCGCATGGCGATTTCGAGACCGAGCAGGCACAACAGGAGTTCCGCGATACGCTGGCTGATATGATGGGAAGCGAGAACGCTGGTTCAGTGCTTACCGTTCGCGACGAGAACGTAGCCACGGACAAACCTTTTATCAAGGTAGACCAGTTAGGCAGCCCGATAGATAGGGAGCTGTACAAGGCCTATGTAGAACCCCTTAGAAAGGATATCGCGATATCGGCATATAACATTCCGTTACCCCTTATTGATAGCTCGCTTATGACCTATTCTAACGCTTCGGGCGAGGTTATAAAGGAGCTGCAAAAGGTTTACCGCAATAGCTTGCAAAAGATACGTCAGCGCATTTCGCGCGAATTATACCAAGTGTTCGGGGTTGACCCGTCTATGACAGAAATTAACAATAAATTTGAGGAAGAAGATGGCATACCCAATAGCATTGTTCCGGCAACTGTTTGAAATAGCAACGGACGTTAAAGACAACAAGATAGAGAAGGCATTCTTTGAGGCAGACCTACTCGATATAATGCCCCAGGTTGGCAGCATGTATGAGGCCGTTCCGGAGCAATATATCCCGGACGGGTCTAACTTCGCGGGACTTGAGAAGGTTATCTGTTACTACGCGTTCGCGCGGTATCTACAGATAGCAGACCAAAACAGTACGAGCACGGGTATGAAGATTCAGACCTACGGCGGCTCGGTAGTCGTTCCCGATACAAGCAAGGTTAAAAGGTTTGAGGCAGAGCGGGGCAAAGCAGACCTTTTTATAGAGCCGTTGATTTGCCGAATGAAGGCGGACGGGTTTATAAAGACATGTACGGTATTGAATACCCGTATAGGGTTAATCAAGTGATAGAACAGTTAGGGACCTATTTTCGCACATTTTTTGCCGTCACCGTTCTGGCGGTAGTTACGGATATACGGGACTTTATATTTTTGGTGGTTATCGTTACCGCGTTGAACTGGCTGGTGGGTTATTTGGCAGACAGGGCGAAAGGAAAGCCCTATAAGCACAAAAAGACCATGCAGGCGGTTAAGGAGTTGTTTTTAACTAATGCAATTCTATTCTTTGTAGCCCTCACGTGCAATATGCTCGAGCCAGGGATAGATTACAAGCTTTTAGTTAAGGCTCTCACGGGTATATTCCTTATTATATACGCGCGTAACATAACAAGAAACCTTAGGGTAGTGCAGCCGGGAAATGAATTTGTGAAAGTGCTAAACAGTATAGCGAATAGCAAGTATTTCCAACTTAAGAAAAAGATTAAGGATGGCGAATTTGAAATACACTTAGAAGAAAAGGAGAAAGAAGATGGCAAACAGCAGTAAGTTAGTACCGTTCATTCTACAGTGGGAGGGCGGTTTCGTTAATGACCCCGATGACCTGGGGGGCGCAACCAACAAAGGTATTACTATAGGCACATTCACCGAATACAGGAAGCGGAAGGGGCAAAAGACCCCTACCGTTGACGACTTGAAAAACATATCTGATGCCGAATGGCACGATGTTTTCAAGTCCTTGTACTGGGATAGGTGGAGGGCTGACGAGATTAAAAACCAATCAGTAGCCAATATCTTAGTTGATTGGGTTTGGGCTTCTGGTTCGCACGGTATAAAGCGCCCGCAACGTCTTTTGGGCGTCAAGGCGGACGGTATTGTAGGTAAACAGACCCTTGCAGCCCTTAACGCTATGGACGCGGCTACGCTCTTTAAAATGATTAAAGGCGATAGGGTAAAGTTCATAGACGAGATATGCAAGGCGAGACCCAAAAACGAGAAATACCGTAAAGGTTGGATGAACCGTATTAATGCGATACGCTATGAATAAACTACAAGAGAAGGTTATAGGCGGGGGCTATCCACTATGAATAAACTGCAAAAGATAATTATAGGCTTTGCGGTTCTCATGGTGCTATTCGGTACAATCACCAATATGGCGGACACCATAAGGAAGCAAAGAGCCGAAATAGGACGTTTAGAACGTAACGTTGAGGCGATGAACGATGTGCAGATAGAGTACAAAACAAAGCTCGGAGACGCGGCCGTTAAACGTAAAGCTTTAGAGATGTCGCACAAGGAGCTAAAGAAGACGAACGCGGACCTCTATAAAGAGGTGGACGCGCTAAACATCCGAGTGAAAGACGCGTTATCGGCAACCAGTACCGTTACCAAGACAGTAATAAAAGAGGTTGTGCGCACCGATACCGTAGCAGGGGGGCTTATAGCGGAATACCGGGATGCATGGAACACGATACAAGCAAGGGTTAAGCAAGACAGTACAGAACTTAACTACCAAGGTAGGGACACAATAGCGGGTGTTATCACAGTCCGAAAGAAAAAGTTTTTGTTTTTCAGATGGGGGGTCAAGGCTATAGAGCATGACATATCGAACAAAAACCCCAAAACTAAAGTAGATATAGACATAGCGGTAAAGTTAAAATAATTAGGAAGTGGAGGGCTGTTAACAGTTCTCCATTTTTCGTTAACATTCTTTAGACACAGCCTTCACAGTAGAAAAGTAGGTCTGTGCAGGTCTCTGTGCAGTCTAACTCCTTATATTATAATACATTATATGTAAATGCACAGTAAACACAGTAAAAAGGGGCTAAAACATTATTCTGGAGAAAATAGCATTTACCCCTATAGAACGAGCTGTAAAAACCATAATATCCGAAATGAAAGTTTAGAAATTTAGGTGCGTTTGTGTGCTGTGCAGGATAACACACTTATAAACAGCACTTTAGCTCGCACACACTGTCTCTTTACATCTTTTCACTTTTGATTAATATTTATTAGCACAAAAAGAGATACAACCTATTGTTATTTGCCATATATTTGCAATGTCAAAAGGAAACAAAGGTTTCCCGGACGGCAGGAGGTCACCAGGACATTAAATTGGAAATAACCGTGAACAAGTAAGAACGTAATTTGTTATCATTGTATTAACGTATAAAACGAAGCGAAGTATGAAAGCAATTGATTTAATTTTTAGGGAAACGCTGACCGCGGGTCAGTTTGAAATGAAGAGCCACGTATTAGTATTCATAGACGAGGCAGGCAACGAGTATAGTGATACTTTTTCAGAGGTACACCATAACGGTAGATTTGAGGCATATCAATACAACGGTATGGTATACGAGCACATGCAGAACCTTATGGAAGCTATTTTCTTAAATAAGGTTAACAAGTGAACCAACGTATTAGCAAAAGCGTTATATTTGCATCAACAATTTAAAAAGATAAAGTTATGGAAGAGCAAAAGTTTATTATCGAGGAAGTGAAAAAGCATTTGCAGGCAAGCGCGAGAAAGAACAAATACCAAGTTATTGACGCAGTGCAGGAAATGCCGACGTTTGAAGGGTTTATATTCTCTTACTATTCTCAAAGGCTGGACGGCGCCCAATTCCCAGTAGATGTTGAAGGTATGTATATCAACTGCGACGAGTGGGACGAGTTCTATAACGAGACAGTAGCCAAGGTCGCACAAGCCATATTGGAAGCCGAACAAATCAAAGAAGCATAAATTAGTTATTCACCATATAAAAAGAAAAGAAAATGAAGATTACACCGTTAACAATCGATTTTGACGTTACAAACGCACAGGAAGTGGAATTTGTAAATGACCTAATGAACCGTCTATTTGGAAGCACGCCCCTTAAGGCTATGACAGCGCCTACAGAGAACTCAGTAAACAGTACAGCCGTACCGGCGTTTGGCGAACCGACGCAGACCGCTGCACCCGTACTGGAAGCAAAGGAGGAGCCGAAGCAAGAAACAATTACCGAAGCTATCGCTGAAGTTAAAAAGGAAATGGAAAAGCCCGTAAAGGAGGAAAAGCCCTTGAAGGTTGGGAAGCCAAAGACCGTAAAGGAAGCCCCACAAGCGACGATTGAACCCGAACCCGTACAAGCTCCCACCGAAGAGGAGAAAGCCCCGGAAAAAGCCTCAAACAAGCCCCTAACGGCAAAGGATATGCAGGCGTTTATGATTGACTTAATGAAGTCTGGGAAAATAACCCGTCCGCAACTGACGGATATCATGTTGGAGTTCGGCGGCGCGTCCCTTATGCGTATCAAGCCCGAGAAGTACGAGCTATTGAAACAACGTATTGAAACCTACAACGATTAAAAAAAGAGTGAAAGTACAAGTAGACCACACAAGTAGGGCACACGCCCTACTGTCTCCAAGCAGCTCGCATAGATGGCTTAACTGCACGCCGTCCGCACGGTTAGAAGAACCGTATGAGAGCACAAGTAGCTCGGCATCGGAAGAGGGAACGGTAGCCCATGAGCTGGCAGAGTATGCAATAGAAAAGTATTTGGCTGGGGAATACCTACCGTTATTGGATGAATTGCCCGTACCCGATGAGATACGCAACAACAAATACTATAGTTCAGAAATGGAACACTACGTAACAGATTACGTGTGCTACGTGTGCGACATATACGAGTTGGAGGAAGGCGCTAAAATGAGTATAGAACGGAAATTTGACCTAACCACATACGTACCCGAGTGTTTCGGTAGCTGCGATTGTGATATAGTGGGCAACACGGTTCTAAACATCATCGATTTAAAGTACGGGAAGGGCGTGCAAGTAGACGCCAACGGAAATAGCCAGTTAATGATGTACGCTATTGGAGTGCTTAATTCCTTAGAACCCTCGCACCGCTCCAAGATTGAAAAGGTACGTATGCACATCGCACAAGTACGGTTAGGCAATTACTCGGTATTCGAGATGTCCGCACGGGATTTGACCCACTGGGCGATACACGTACTACGCCCCACTGCCGAAAAGGCATGGGCAGGACAAGGAGAAACCAAAGTAGGCAGCCATTGCAAGTTCTGTAAGTTCAAAGCGCAATGCAGGGCACAGAAAGAGGCCTTGGTTAGTGAGTTCGAGACCTACGGAGACACCAAGGCGTTAACGCTTGACGAGATAGGCGATATATTAAGCAAGTCCGATATGTTCACCGACTGGCTGGCATCCGTTAAGACTTTCGCAATGCAAGCCGCTACGCGGGGCGAAAAGGTCAAGGGGTGGAAACTCGTAGAGGGAAGGTCAGTACGCATCATAAACGATACGGAGACAGCCATAGAACGCCTAAAGGCTGTAGGCTACTCGACCGAGGACATAACTAATAGCAAGTTGAAAGGTATCGGAGACCTGGAGCGGCTCGTAGGTAAGAAACCACTCGCCGCAACACTTGACGGTCTGATAGTCAAGCCTCAAGGGCTGCCAACATTAGTCCCAGAAAGCGATAAGAGGGAAGAATTAAGCCCTACTATAGACGACTTCGAGGAATTAAATCCATAAAAGAAGTTAACGAAAGAACCAACCTATCAGATAAAGCGTTATATTTGCATTATCAATTTAAAAACAAAACAATATGAAAAGTAACAACGGTATTTTAACAGAGAAAGAAATTCAAGCAAGAACAAAGTTTTGGAACAAAAAGCAATTCCGTACCTGGAGCAAGAAAGAACTTGAAAGAACCTCTACAGACATGCAAAAACTTTTGGTAGCTATAAAGGAATTCAGCGTGGACGATATTAAAGCTATTAGAAAGTTAGACCGGTATTACTTTGATGCATACCACAAAAAAGGACCGAAGTATATCGTATGGATGGCATACCAAAGAGATATAGATTACGCTATTTCGATAGCACCAAAAACTTTTAAAGTTAAACAAGGTTAACAGAGTAAACGACCTATTGAATTATTTGTTATCTTTGCAACATCAAATTAAAAACGGAACGCCCGAACCGATTAGAGGGCAAAAACAAAACAAGTTTATTATGAAATTAATGATTAAGAACGCGAGATTGAGTTATGTTAGATTGTTTGAAGCGCAGCAAATCAACGGACAAGGAGAAGCAAGTTACAGTGTATGCTTATTGATTCCGAAAGATAGCCCGGAAGTTCCAAAGATTAAGGCAGCCATCATGGAAGAGTTTTCAGCTCTTAAGGCACGTTATCCGAAGTTAAACGGCAAAGACCCGAAGGTATGGACTAACCCGTTAAGAGATGGGGACGCCGAGAAAGACGGCGCGGAATATCAAGGGTGCTATTTCATCAGCGCAAAGCGTAAAGAGAAGCAAGGAGCGCCTATCGTAATCGACGGTAGAAAACAGTACATCACAGACCCGAACGAGGTTTATAGCGGTTCTTGGGGCAACGTAGCCGTATCATTTTACCCCTATGAGTTTACCGGGAAGTACGGTATTGGCGTAGGCTTGAACGGTGTTCAAAAGACCAGGGACGGCGAAAGACTGGACGGCGGTACGAGCATTGATGATTTCGATTTTGCCGACGAGAACGACGATTTATTTAACTAACAATTCAATTAAACAGATTAATAACTGGGCGGTGTAATGCCGCCCAAAAATAAAAAGCAAAAGATGGGCAAATACGATTCATATGTAAACGCAGAAGGTGTTAGAATTTCAAAGGCAACGGGCAAACCGTTGAAAAAGTATAATAAGGTCAATAAGGCATACTGGGCAGCCCGTGAGGGCAAAACAGTTGTGGGGATACAGCAACCTATAGTTGAGGCAGACCCCCTGATAGAGGAGCTTAAAAGCTATTACAACGAAGAAGAATTAAAGGGTATTATCGGTTTGAAGAAGGACGCGCCACCCGTCGAACTGGTACACATCACGCCGAAGAAAAAGACATCTCTCGACGAGGGAAACACTGGTTTTCTTATTGCATCAGACTGGCATGCCGACGAAGTAGTAAAAGCTTCTACAGTATTGGGCAAAAACGAGTATAACAAGGATATCGCAGAAAAGCGTATCACCAATTTCTTTGCAAATGCCGCCTACATGATAAAGAAAAAGCCCGTGGACAACTTGGTTATCGGTTTAATTGGCGATATGATAGGCGGCTACATTCACCCCGAACTCGAACAAACAAACAGTATGTCACCGATGCGCGGCGTTAACTTTGTTAAGAACCTAATTATTTCTGGGCTTACGTATTTGCACGACCAGCTACCAGAGGTTAACAAAATTACCGTTATCGGTATTTGCGGAAACCATTCAAGAACTACAAAAAAGATGCAGTTCAGCAACGGTTTCGAGATGAACCACGAGTATTTCATGTACAAAGACATCGAGCACACCCTAACGCTTATGGGGCTTACTAAAATAAGCTTCATTATCCCAGAAAGCGAATTTGCATATATCGATGTGTACGGAAAGAAAGTGTTGTTTGCGCATGGGCATCAATTCCGCACGGCTGGCGGCATCGGAGGTATTTACCCGTCAATGATGAGATGGTATGCCAAAATGAACCAAACGATAAAGATTGATAAAGCCTTTATAGGGCATTATCACCAAATGGTATATACCAAAGAGGTTTGTGTTAACGGTTCCTTGAAGGGCTTCGACGCGTTCGCAATGGGTCACGGGCTGGCATACGAAGAACCGCAGCAAACATACGTTATTCTTAACGAGAAGCGAGGTTTTATTTTCTACTCACCTATTTTTGCCGATTAAGTTAAAAGGCTACTAATTGTTAAATAAATGCAATTAGTAGCCTTTCTTCTTGTTTATCGAAAACATTGTCGTACCTTTGCCGTTATAATAGTGTTAACAATTAAAACAATGTGTTATGAGACATCTGTTTATTGACTTTGAAACGTATTCCGAAACGGACATTAAAAGCGCTGGTAACTATAAATACTGTGAGGACGAGAATTTCGAGATTCTCCTTTGCGGCTACATGTGGGACACCGATACGGACGTTACAATAATTGACCTAACAAAGCCCGAGGGGCTGGAGGAGTTCAACGAGTTGTTCACGTATGTACAGAACAACGAGGATGTTGTGATAGTAGCACACAACGCTACTTTTGAGCGTATCTGTTTGCGCGAGTACGGGTTTGACATCAGCCCTATGCGCTTTTTCTGTACCGCTAACATGTCGTTATATTGCGGTATGCCCGCATCACTGGAGGCGGTATCTAACATTCTGAACCTGGACAATAAGAAGAAGGGCACGGGCAAAAATCTTATCCGTTACTTTTCGATTCCTTGCAAACCTACCAAAACAAACGGAGGGCGCACACGTAATTTACCGGAACACGCCCCCGAGGACTGGGAGGAGTTCATAGATTACCTACGTTATGATGTGCTTTCTGAAAAGGAAATATTCGATAAGCTGTCCCGTTTTGAATTTCCGGAAGAAGAACAACGCATTTATGCGGCAGACCAGCGCATAAACGATTATGGTATATTAGCAGACCTCGATTTAGCACATGCCGCGCAGGATATGGACGAAGAATATAAAGCGCGGCTAACCGAAAGAGCCGAAAAGGTTTTCGGGTTAAGCTCCTTAAAGTCCATGCCGCAGCTTAGGGGCTTCATTAAAGAGCGTACGGGCGTGGTTATTGATTCACTCAATAAGAATAGCATCGAGGAAGTTATAAAGACCGTGACGAGCCTTAAAAACGTTACTGATGAGGATAAGCAAGCAGTGTTAGACGTTATAGACCTACGTAGGGAGGTAGGTAAAACGTCTAATGCCAAATACACCGCTATACTCGCAAGCGCCGGGAGGGGCAACCGTATCAGAGGTTTGTTCCGTTACTACGGAGCAAACCGTACCGGGCGATGGGCTGGACGCTTGGTTCAGTTACAGAACCTACCACAGAACCATATCGAAGACCTTGAGGGGGCAAGAGACCTTGCAAAGATGCACGACCTGGATATGATGGAAGTTATATACGACAAACCTACGCATATACTATCGCAGCTTATACGTACCGCGTTTATTGCCCCCGAAGGGTACACGTTCGCTGTAGCTGACTTCTCGGCGATTGAGGCACGTGTAATTGCCTGGGTTGCTAATGAGCAATGGCGTTTAGACTTATTTAACGACCCGAAAGCTGATATATATTGTGCATCGGCCTCTAAAATGTTCGGTGTCCCGGTACACAAGGGGGACGACTTAAGACAGCGCGGAAAGGTCGCAGAGCTTGCATTGGGGTACGGCGGCGGCGTTAATGCCCTTACTACAATGGATATTAAGAAAGCATTAACGGAAGAAGAGAAACCTCAAATATTGTCAAAATGGAGAGAAGCTAATAAAAAAATAGTATCTTTGTGGCGTTCTTTAGAGGATAGCGCAAAACGGTGTATCGGAACGAGGCGCGAGCAGGTTTACAGAATAGACGATGTTTCGAGTATTATTTTTCGATATGAGAGCGGCGCAATGACTATCGAACTACCGAGCGGTAGGAAGTTGTTCTACCCATCAGCAAGAATGGGAAAGCGTACCATAGAAGGCGTTAACGGTTCGTTTGAGGTTGAGGATATATCCTACATGGGTCAAGACCAAACGTCGGGGAAGTGGGTTAAGCTAAACACCTACGGAGGCAAGCTAACAGAGAACGTTGTACAAGCGATAGCCCGTGACTTGCTGGCAAATGCAATTTTTAAGGTATTCGATTTAGGTTTTAATATTGTTCTGCATGTGCATGATGAGATTGCCGCCGAGATACCGAAGGACGGAAACGAAGAAAAGACGCTGCGAATAATGGGTGATGCCATGTGTAACGCCCCGAGTTGGGCAAAGGGCATTCCGTTAAGAGCAGCAGGTTATATTACTGAATATTACAAAAAAGATTAACTTATGGATTTACGAAAAATGATTTTTAAAATTGCTACGGCGAGTAGCGCTAAGTCTACTTCGTGGAAAAACCGCTCTTTCTCATGGGACGAGTTAACCGAGAAGTTGATGAGGGCAAAGGTTACGGATGAGACGTACCGGGAGTTTATAAGCGCGAGCAAAACCGAGCAGGGTAACATTAAAGACGTAGGCGCATTCATGGGCGGCGAGTTGTTCGGTAGCCGTAGAAACAAAAACAATGTCGGGGAGCGTTCCATTTTGGCGCTTGACATTGACTATGGGGAAAAGAATTTCCCCGAAATGTTCTACTCTGTTATTAATTGTGCGTGTATCATTCACGGAACGCACAAGCACAACCCAAAGGCAAACACGCTCCGATACCGCGTAATTATTCCGTTGTCCGAACCCGTGGATGGGGAGCAATACGAGGCTATCGCCCGAAAGGTCGCAGAGTTGACAGGTATCGACTTGTACGACAGAACGACGTTTCAACCCGAGCGCTGCATGTTTTTCCCGTCGGTTTCCAAAGACGTGGAATATGAGTTCATAGATTATTCGGCATTCAACGAAAACCCTTTGGACGTTCAAAAGTATTTAGGTATGTACGACGATTGGAGCGACACAACCGAATGGGCATACCACAAGGACGAGAAGGGAGAAGCCCGGACGCTTGCTAAAGAACAACAAGACCCCACACTAAAAGAGGGTAATGTAGGCGACTTTTGCAGGGCCTACACGATTAGCGAGGCTATCGCGGAATACCTATCGGATGTGTACGAACCGACCGACCAGGACGATAGATGGACTTATACGGGCGGTTCTACTTCGGGCGGCATGATTACCTTCAATGATATGTTTGCCTATTCGTTCCATAACAACGACCCTATCCAGGGTAACCATGTGTTTAACGCCTACGACCTTGTACGTGTACATAAGTTCGGTAAGATGGATAAGGGCACGGATAGAAAGAACTCCACCGAGGCTATGAACGAACTTGTAAACAAGGACGCAAAGGTAGCCGCGGCACGCGCCCGGATGCTGGCGGTTAAGGCTGGCGAAATAATGGACGATTTCGACGACGTTATAGAAGTAGAGGAGGCAACGGATGCCGAGGTAGCAACGACATACGAAGATGCTATGGCAAAACTCGAAACGGATAAGCGTGGCGCATACCTCCCATCGGCAAAGAACCTGGGTTTGATAATGAAGTACGACCCTAATTTAAAGGGGCTTATCGCACGCGACCTATTTAAAGAACGACGGGTTGTTACACGTGTCCCTCTCTGGCGCGCAAAGGATAGCTCTTTGGACTTCCAGGATGTGGACTACTCGGGCGTACGTAAACACATCGAAGACGTTTACGGCATATCGAATAGCGCAAAGATTGACGATGCTATAGCGCTGTCCGCGGAAATGAATTCATTCCACCCAGTGCAGGAATACCTAACAAAATTAAAGTGGGACGGTATCGAAAGAGTTGATAAAGCGCTTATCCATATAATGGGTGCGGAAGATAATATATACACCCGTGAAGCATTCCGTATCATGATGGTAGGCGCGGTTAAGCGTATATTCCAAAAGGGCTGCAAGTTCGATAGTATGTTAGTGTTACAGTCCGAGCAGGGCGCAGGAAAGAGCACCTTTATCCGAAAGCTTGGCAAGCACTGGTTCTCTGATAGCCTTTCGAGCATGGACGGTAAGGGAGCATTTGAACAATTGCAGGGTAACTGGATATTGGAGGTTGCGGAGTTGTCAGCGATGAGACGTTCAGAGGTTGAGGGCGTTAAAAACTTCATTTCCAAAACAGAGGATAGCTACAGACCAGCATACGGACGCGTTACTAAGAACTTCCCGAGGCAATGTATCTTTATAGGCACAACGAACCGGGATGAATTCCTAAAGGACGATACGGGCGGTAGACGCTTTTTGCCCGTGAAGGTTAAAGCGAACGCCAATACGCATCTTATCTTTGAGAAGGGGTTCGACGAATATGTAGACCAGCTATGGGCAGAGGCAGTCCAAATGTATTTACGCAAAGTAAGTACGTTGTTATCCCGTGAAGCCGAGGAAATCGCCGAAGAAGGACGCGAGGAGCACTACGAGGCAGACCCACGTACCGCCGCAGTAGAAGCCTACTTAAATATGCGCGTACCCACCGATTGGAGACGAATGTTTGTGAACGAAAGGCGCATGTACTTTAGGGAGTACGACGCATCAAAGATAGACCCGGAAGATTTTACAATGGAAAAGATGGACTTCGTATCTATTATGCAAATAGCTACAGATGTGTTCGAGATGGAAGTAGGGCGCGTAACAACTAAGGAGAGCCGCGAGATAGCGGCTATCATGTCTAAAGTACAAGGGTGGCAACGCGCAGCGAATGGAAAAACCGTCGCAGGTATCGGACGCGTACGAGGGTTTGAGCGTATTGTTAACGAGTGACAACAGAGGGAGGGGAGGGGTGTAAAAGCCCCCAAATGTTAACTAACTGTTAACAGAATAACTGAATGAGATTTATTTCTTAAATGGTGTTAACGGAATATACAACCTATTGTTATTTGCCGTATATTTGTAATGCCAAAAGGAAACAATAACAATTTAAAAACTAAAGATTATGAATGACAGAGCGGAAGTAGTTAGAATAAAAACATTCGGTAGAGTAGCTTTTCAAGTAAACATAATATATACCGAAACGGGCCTATACCGAAACAGTGTATCACGTAGGTTTGAAACAAAGAAAGAAGCTTTAGAATTTATATCAGATTACGGTTTAACAATTTAAAGACAAAAGATTATGAAAAAGTTAGTAGTTTTAGCGGTGCTAATTCTTACAAGTGTATCAATGTTTTCGCAGATTACAAGCCAAGGTAAGCCGGACGTATTAAAGTCCTTCCGTATGGGCGTTTGCAAGCTGGTTGATACTAATGGGTCGATAACCATTGAGGCGGTAACACGTGAGACCGAAAGGTATATTATGAAAGTCCATTTAGGTACATCCGAGGAAGCGGCGGTAACGCTTGCAAGCCTTGCAGAATATAAACCCGCAAAGGGCGAGACAGTGAACCTAAACAACCCAAGCAACAACGAGGCGTATTTCCAAAAGCTTAATGGTACCTGGGTTATCACCGAGAAGTTAACGGAGGTTTTCAGTATAGCCG